TTCGTCAGTGGTCTGAGATTACATCAAGTTTTCTGGGCAACAAAGTACATACTGAATAGAGGAAGCAGTTGGATCCTGATTCGTGTTGGCAGAGACTTTACTATTCTGATCAGTGGGAGGCATGCCAAGGCTCTTTTCGACAGGCCATCCAGAAAGCACCTTGTAGAAATTAGCTCTTGGAGCAGACAAGGGAATTTAAGCACAGAAGACTGGGAAGATCTGGCTAAAACTATTTGTCTTTTTCATACGAAATAGATGCTTTTTTGGTCTTACCAGCATATGCATTGAATCCCATAAATGCCGCAACCACACCACTGGCTGCAATGACGTACACGGATGCGATGTCAGTTATAAGAGAAGCAGCTTTATCGAAGCCTAGAACTGAGGCCAACAGGATTATAAACGGATAGACCAGCATTCCCATCAAGGCCAAGCCTGTGAATCTGCGCTCTGCATTGCGCTTCAGGTCTTGGTCAGCTATCTCAAGCCTTCTGTCTTCTAGCTCGAGTTTGTTCCATTCCGAGCGGTCAATGCTTCCGTTGGAATCCAAGTCTGCTTTGTCAAACTCTGTCATTCTCGGTTCTCCGCTTTGCAAAATTAATTGCAATGTTTTTATCACGGGTTATTATGACGATTTTATTAGTTTTGTCTATAACAAGCCATTTTCGTTTGTACTCTATAAGTTTCACTTACCATTTGCCGTGTTTCACGCCTAAGAAAAATAAAACGATTACCAGAGCGCCTATCCCGGCAAACATAAGCGCCAGCCCTACCGCCCAAGAAATGCAGTTATCAATGAACTCTTGTTTTTTGTAGACCAATTCTTGCTGTTTCTTTCGCTGCTCTCCCTCCAGTTTTACTATGGCTTTCCAAGCCGAGGGCCCATAATGCCATGAGATATGAGAGCGTAAATCCTCGCGATATTCGGCCATCTTCTGCTGTTGTGTCCACAGTTCAAGCGCGGTCGCTTGGGTGTCTCCAAACAATTTATATAAGGGCGGCTTTTCAGCTTTCTTCTGGAGGTAATCCAAATCGCTTGCAGCTTTGGACCACTGCGAAATTACGCCAGACATCTCAGAAATGCCCTTTCCGATTTCCACGGCTTTTTTTATTCCGGTGTACGCGGCACTGGCCGCGGCCATTGCGCTAATTGGATCAATCATATTTTAACGCCTATGATATTCTGAGTGTCCCCCGTTTTAAGTAGCGTTCCTCTGTTCTGACGCTTGTCGCTGAACGTCGATGCGTTCGCGATTAACATCACTGCGCTCGTCTGCGATCTGCTCCTGAAGCTCTAGCCTAGCTGAATCAGTGACGGCACGTTGCTCAATCTTCATGCCTTCAAGTTCTAATTTAGCTTGATCAATCGCCAACTTATGCTGGGCTTCCATTTCTTTAATGGAAAGTTCCTGCATCCGAATGTCAACTAGAGGGTCTTTATCTTCCGCGTCTGCGCCTTTGTAGGTCATCAACGGTGCGATTTCTTTAAGAAGTTCAGCCTCGATCTGAGCAACCCGTGCCTCGATCTGATCAGGTTCGAACTGTGGAGGAGGCGGAGCCTGCTGCTGCTGTTGCTCCATCGCCATCTGTTGCGCACTTGCAGGGTCAATTGCCCCAGTTTGCACTAGAAGTTGAAGCTGTTGCTGTTGTTGTTGCTGCGACTGCTGCCCCTCGATAGCCTCTTCGTTTAGGGCCTTTAACTCTTCATCAACCATTTCACGCGCTTTCATGCTGACATGCTGGAAGATATGACTAAACAATACCGCCAATACAGCCGGTGCATCCTGGAGAACCGAGAACTCAAGCAACGCCAGGTGCGCTTGAATGTGAGCTTCATGGTCCTGTTGTGGAGCGGGCGCGGGCGATTGACCGTTAAGCATTGCACCGTTCTCTACCGCTGGGTCCTGTGGAGGAGGCGGTGGTGGGGGCGGTGGCAGGATCTCGTCAATGTTCTGCACCTCTAATGCTAAATACATCCGCCGATAGGCTGCATGTAAGTTATGCATTTGCGGGTTCGACTGGGCCAGTTGAAGTTGAGTCTGAGCCAGAGTCACACGCTGTGCCATCGAAAAGATGTTCGGATCAGAGACGGGGAGGACGTCGATCCGACCATCAAAGTCTTGCGTCTTAACCGCAGCAGGAGCGCCTGCAACCTCATAAGGATACTCAGGAGGTAGGTTTTCAGCGAAGATACGAGCTAGAAGCCTGAACTCAGACTTCTGCGCGTAGTGCAGGCGTTTGTGAATCGCGGACATAACCTTTGTCCCACGCTCTAGCATAGCAACCGTAGTTCCTACAGGCGTTTCTTGATTCATATCGGACATCTGCTGATCGGCTAATGCAGTGAACCTGCGCCCATCACTAACCAGCCCACCAAGCATTTGGGCCAGAGTAGCTGACGGCTCCTTGTACGGAAGCGGAACAATAGAGTCCTTAATGCTTCCTCCAGGGGCGTCGATGTCCCTCCACTCTCCAGGTTGTAGTGGCTCGTCAGAGTTGCGTACACGCACTCCACGGGCCTTAAAACCGGCAGGGAGGTTGGCTAGGGTTCCAGCGTCGATAAGCTGTCGTAGGATGCTGGTAGCGGCTCTCCCGAGACCGCCAATCATATGGATTAGACCAAAGCCGTAAAAGCCCAATCCTGGGGTAAACTTGTAGTGCACAAAGAACTGCCGTTTGCGCTGCAACGGATCTTCCATGTCATAGTTGCGACGAATAGAAAGTATGCGCCCAGAGCTCTGGTCAAGGGTAACGATGTAAGGAAGACGAATGCCAGTAGGCTCGCCCGTTGCCTCATCCATATCCTCAAAGCCTTCGATGTCCAGATCAGCATGCATCTCAAGGATGGTCATTACATCGTCGCTGTAGTTCTTGGATAAGCCCTGTAGCTCGTTGACCTTCTGCTCTACGGCATCCTCTTCGTTGTCATTCGACGCCTGCAACTCTACGTCACGGTAAACACCAGCAACCTGCATCTTACGGACTTCGTTTTCGTCCATACGCAACACATGTGTCACACGGTTAGCCGTCATTAAATCACTGGCAGAGTAAGGTACAACCAAATCCTGCGCCGGAATAAACTTAGATACTGCCCGTTGTTTGGTAGGATCGAAGTATACCTTCTTGAACGTAGACCCGCTCAACGGGAGATAATACAGAAGCTGGTCCATATCTGGATCGTACTCTTCCATGATCTCCGTGATCTGGTAGTTCATAAAGTTCTGTACGCGCGTAGCCTGTGCCTCGCGCTCTGGGCTAGTTGCCCCCAATACGCCAGTTTTAACTGGGCCACCGGATGGCAGTAACTCTTTATATGCCTGCGCTTGGAACTGAGTTACACTCTCCGCAACTAACGGGTGCGTAATACCAGAAGCACCTTGGAATGGTGTTGACCGGTCCTCAGTCTTAATACCTAGAAGATCTAGTCCGTTAACGTATGCATCTTCCCACTCGGATCGTGATTCTAGGTCCTCGTCGTATAAACCACGCAGTTCGCTAGACAACTCCCCTAGAGTTCCGTCATCCAGAAACTCGGATAGGTTAGCGTCAAACGGAATTAATTCTTCTTGCGAAGGTAGATCGCCCTGTCCAGCCATTAAAGCCTGAACAATCGCTCCGCCTTCTCCGTCCTCAATAACTTCAGCCCCATTCGGAAACTCCATCGGTACATCAATGGGTATTTCTACATCGGGGAGCCCTGCGGTGTCGGCTAGGTCTAAGCCTGGTGCGACCATGTTAGGTGGTAATGCCATCAATAATACTCCCGTTTACGGGGCCTCCATTCTAGTTCGTCTTCCTCTTCGCCGACTAGGGAGATGAACCCTCCCTGCCTAAAGCGCATAAGTGCTAACGTCATACTATCACAAAAGTCATCGTTCTCGCCATTAGGAAATGAAACTACTTCCTCAATAACTTCATCCGCAAACTTTTCATGCATTGGTGCCCACACCATACCAGCTTCGAACAACGGAGCAACCATGTGCATACGACTTACCTTATCAGTTCCTTTGCCTGGAGAAAAGCCCAATGCTGGAATACCTCGAAGACGGAGCTCATCAATCAAAGGTGTACCAGTAGCTTTGGCCTCCACCAGTACCATATCAGGTTCCCAATACTCATGCTCTTCATACGCAATTTCTTTCAACTCAGGGAAGTTCCAACGCCCACGGCGGGCATCCAGCAGAACAACATTGTCTGGTCCTCCCTCAGAAGGTTTGAATATTCCCCACGTTGTAATAGCCGAGTAGTCTGCGCTTTGCTTTTTGGAGAACGCGGTGTCGTAAGACTGAATAATGTAACTGAGAGACGGTATCTTCTCCTTCTCCCAGTCCTGCCACCACTGCCTTTTGATGATTGCAGACTCAGAAGACGTCGGTTGTTGCTGCCACTGGGCATTCCACTTGCCTACCGGAAGGTCAGCTTTAATAGATAATAGGGCCGCTTTGTCCCAAAATTCAGGCCATAAGGGCTCATCTGACGGCATAATCGCTGGAAACTCTACAACTTCCCACTGGTCGGACATCACATCGTTGCCCTGCGCGGCCAGTAATCTGCCTGTCAAGTCTTTTTTACCCCACCTCGTCATAACAATTATGATCGATCCACCAGGCTGAAGACGCTGGCGGGGTCCAGAGGTGTACCATTCGTAGGCGTTGTCGAAAGCGTTCTCGCTTAACGCATCTTGCTCCGAATGAGGGTCGTCAATAACGAGTAAATCCGCACCACGGCCCGTGATTGCCGCGCCAACACCCGCAGCAAAGTACTCTGCGCCCTTGTCAGTGCCCCATTTACCCGCGCCTTTGTTATCTTCTTTAAGGTTTGTCTCAGGGAATATAGTCTTGTACTCTGGGTCATCAATTAAATCCCTCACTTTACGGCCAAAACGCACCGCGAGCTCCGTGTTGTGCGTGGCTTGTATGATCTTTAGCTTCGGATTACGGCCCAAGAACCAAGCAGGCATCAAGTAGCTTGCAAACTCAGACTTAGAATGTCGAGGGGGCATGTTAATTATCAACCGCTTCAGCTCTCCTCGGGCCACGGCCTCAAGTTTTTTAGCAATTATACGGTGATGACGGCCCTCGATGAAGTTGTCGTACACATGGTGCACAAACGGCATGAAGTTGTCGTGAGCCTTCTCACGCAAATCCATGTTCTTCTTAGCTTCAGTCAGCGCTAGTATTTCTTTCAGCGCCTCCTCGGGGAGTGCTTGTAAGTTCACCTATGCTCTCCGAGGGAGAGCGCCCAATCCTGCCTGCATCTGCGGGTTTTGCTTCGGCTGAAGTGCGCTGGTCAAAGCATTCAACTGCTGTTGCATTGGATTCATTTGGGTAGGTTGTAGCGGGGTTGGTATGAAGTTGTTGGTAACCTGTGTGTAGCCTGAACCTTCACCTACTGCGGCGTTCGGATCTGATGGCGTGAACACTGGACCGCCGATACCGATGTCTGTATCTATCACGCAAGCGTTAGTCACGGGATCCATCTTATAGCCCTCGGGGCACGGATCAGCGATATCGGTGACTAGATCTTGGACGATATCATTATTGTCTCCACCACCACCGCCACCGCCCATGCCTGTGCCCATATTCGCGCGAGTCGCGGCAGTTTGAGCAAGATACGCATCAGCCATTTCTTCGGTGTATCCAGCGCGAAGCAATTCCATCTTTTGTTCTTCTGGTGTTCCAAAACCTGCGGCGAACGTCATGTCTAAGTCAGTTTTTACGCCCGAGCCAAAGCCCCCTCGATACATTCCTGGGTTGGCATCGTTGGTGTTGGTGTTACCCATGCCAACTGTAAATCCGACGGAGTTTGTTTCGTCGGCTCTAACCGCATCTCCCACCTTGGCGTTACCGGTTTTGACTGTTGGGTGGCCTGCTTGATATACAAGCTCACCAAACAGATTATACTCCATGAAGTCGTTAGGAGTAATTTTGTTTGCAAATAATTCCAAGGCCGAGCGGCCCTGCTCTTGTCTAGCAATTTTTGCGGCATCGAGCTCAGTTTTTGTAGGTCCGCCGGAGACATTTGATGTTGCCACGGCTGGTGCAGTGTCCCGTATTACTGGGCGGAGTGATGTTTGTGGTGCAGAACTGGATGCTGGTCTGTTGTCGTCTTTATAACCTGAGCGGTCAATGGTGTTACC